CAGCAAAATCTATTACAGCATCACTTGCATCTGCTCCTGTTGCCATTGGGCCATTGCCTAACCCAGCTGGTATTGCATCGCTTGCTCTTGCCACATCAACGGGTATAGCGCAAGTAGCAAAAATTGCAGCGACAAAATTTGAAGGTGGTGGTAGCACCAATATTGATAGCACAGTACCATCAGTAGGCGGCGGCGGTAACGAATCACAACCAGCACAGTTTAACCCGCTCGCTGCGCAGTTTATACAGAACCAACCTGAGCAAATAACACCACGTGCATTTGTACTTGCGGGTGATGTAGCTTCACAGCAAGAGGTTCGCGAAAAGGTACAAGACTTGGCACGACTTGGATAATCATTAAAATCGTAACTTTGTAAAATGGAAAAAAGAAAAGTAGTAAAATGCGTAATCGATGAAGAAGGTCGTTTAGGCATAACCGCGATGGGTTTAGTAGATAGCCCCGCAATAGAAGAAAATTGGATTGCATTAAGCAAGATGCAGTTGAGTGCAACAAATGACGAACGCCGTATGCTATACGGTGCTGCACTTATCCCGGATAAAGAGATACTGCGCTATGATGAAAAGGGTGAGCCATACTATGTGTACTTTGAAAAGTCCACAGTGAGTGCTATCGCGCATCAGTTCTTCAAAAAGAATCTGCAACACACCACCAACTTGCAACATGAGATACCAGTGACGGGCGTTACCGTTGTTGAATCCTGGATTAAAGAAGGCAAGTTGGATAAGTCAATGCAGCTCGGACTGTCTGAACTTCCCGATGGTACATGGTTTATCGGTACAAAGGTGGATGAAGATCACGTGTGGAATGATGTGAAGGAAGGCAAGATAAAAGGTTACAGCATTGAAGGTTTCTTTAACGAGGTTGGTGTGGCAATGAGTGGCGTGAAAAATTACGAGGCTGAATTGTTGTTAGAAATAGACCAACTGCTTAGCAATGTAAATCCATCCAAATGAAAATAAACGCGGTTAAGTTCAAGGACAAAAAGTCCTTTGACAAGAACAAAACAAAGGGTAATGTCAAAGCAGTGTTTGATGCTTTTGGCATTGTTGTTTTTGAAGATGAAAAGCCAATCACACCTGATGCCTCAAAGGTATGTCAAGTAAACGAAGTGGACAGGTCACTAGACCAAATCGCATCGGGTCTTGCAATCTGCATTTGCAATGATTTGAAATCAGCCATTGAGTTCTTAAGTCTTAAGCAAGTCAACATCGTTGAAACGTTTGAATCAACCAACACGCTATTTGTTGAGGTTCCTGCGTTTAGCGTATTCGATGAGTTCTACGAATCACTCATGCGCAGCAAGTTGTTTATTAGTGTTGAGCCTGATTACATTCAGCCCTTTGAGGCTAATGCAGAAATGTCCATTCCAGCACAATGGCACTTGCAAAACTTTCGCGCATCTGAAGCATGGTCACTTATTCCGGCTAATGCCTATGGTGAAGTTGCTGTATTAGATATTGCATGCGATGTAGATCATGAAGATTTGGTAGGTACTATCAGCAACACGTCTTGGAACTGCGTTTATGATACGGCAGATGTGCGTCCTATAAGCGAATTTGAAAAGCATGGTACACCTTGCAGTGGATTGATTTGCGCAAAGACAGGCAATGACATCGGCGTGAAGTCAATCGGTAACAACAAGCTTAATGTGCAATTTTTGCACATCGGTATGAACTCAAATAGTGGTGGTGGATTCTTTACATCTGATACTATCGTAACGCGAGCTGTAAATAAAGCCATTGCTAATCAGAATTGCCTTGCCATATCAATGAGTTGGGGTGGTAGCAGTACATACACAATGTTTGCTAATGCGCTGACAGCGGCAAAAAATACAGGCCGAGGTGGTAAGGGTATTTGTGTTTTTGCATCTAGTGGCAATAATTACGCAAATAGTGTGAATATATCTCCAGCAAGTTTACCAATGGTGCAAGCGGTTGGTGCATCTGCTCAAAACAATACACGCGCTGCATTTTCTAACTATGGTACTAAACTTTTTGCTGCTGCTCCGGGTGTGGCTGTTCCAACAACGGATAGAACTGCGCCAGCGGGCTACAAGATTGATTCAAACTATACAAATTTCAGCGGAACATCTGCTGCTTGTCCTGTTATGGCTGGTTGTGCTGCTGCTATTTTACTTGCTAATCCTACACTAACGGAAAAACAAGTAAGTGAAATCATTGCAACAACAGCGGTTAAGAGTGGCGGGTATGTGTACGATGCAAATGGTAAGTCACTTGAACTTGGATTTGGTGTTGTTGATTTATACGCTGCAATAGTCAAGGCCACTAGCGGTGAGTTGCCACCACCACCACCACCAAGTGAATTGTATAATCTCTTTGGCACGATTGCCTCACCTGCTTCAACTAATCAAGGCTCGCAAGTAACTGTCAGTTACACTGTGCAATTAGATAAGATTCGCACAGTTGATACTGTTACAGATGTGGCACTAGAATTTGTGCGGCCTGATGGATCGAAGTCAACTTTCTACACTGGTAATGTGACCATTCCCAAGGGTCAAGTATTATTTACCAGTTCACTTCCGTACACCGTCCCAAATAATGTTACAGGTGTAGGCAAGTTCAATGTATATCTTGATGTGCAAGGTGGTCATTTGGAAAGCAACGAAAGCGATAACATGGCTACTACATCAATTACCATTAATGCACCAATACCAGTTGGTAATTTTGATTTAGAAGCTGCATGCACAGGTTACACATGGCTTGCACCTGATCGCGTGCGTATGGGAATACGCATTACAAATCGAGGTGCTTCAACGGTAACTAGTTATAAACTTAAATGGGAGTTCGCTGGTCGCAGTGGCACGTGGGATATTGTGCGCACATTAGCGGTTGGACAAAGTGCATCGACAGGAAATGTGATGTATCCACCATCGGGTACGACTTGGCCTCAAACATTTAAGCTATCAATAGTCAGTGTGAACGGGCAGCCGGATAATAATCCAGCAAATGACATTGCTACTTGTGTAGTTAATGCAATGTGATTATATTAGCGACCTCTCGAAAGAGTTTGGTTTAGTGTAATAAAAGTATTTAGGGTTTAAGCAAAAAAAAGGGAAGCAAACGTGCCTCCCTTTTTTTGTTGTGTTTAACCTGATTAAATTGACATGCAACAAAATTGCTGTTTTTCTACAATAGCAAAATTACCAACATGTCAGATATCAAAAATCAAATCAAAGCTGTATTTGCAAAATACAACATTGAACCATCTGCACTAGGTATCAAGTTTGAAGATGAATCAGCTGACGCAGCCGAAGCTCCTGCAACGGAAGTAAAGTTTGCCGTAGAAGGCACACTAGCTGACGGCACTAAAATCTACTCAACTGCGGATGAGTGGACAGTAGGCGTTGACATCTACACGCAAGATGCCGAGGGCAATCCGGTTCCAGTACCTGCGGGTGAGTACATCCTTGAAGATGGCGTAACAAAAGTTTACGTAGCACAGGATGGCATCATTTCCGAAATTGAAAAAGAAGAACAGTCAACTGAAATGAGCAGCGAAGATCTCGTTGCTGTAATCGGTCAGTTATCTGAGCGTATCGCTGCGCTTGAAACTGAAAAGACTGAACTCGCTGCGGCGGTTGAGACTGCAAAGAATGAGGCACAAGCTGCAAAGACTGAACTCGCGTCAGTAAAGAAAGCCCCTGCCGTTCCTAGCGTCAAGTCACAAGAATTTAAAAAGTCGAATGCGGTTGTAGCATCAAATGGTAACTCATTTGCTGACTTCATGGAAAACATTCGCGCAAAACAAAGTAAATAATTCACCTCATAATTCTATTTAAAAATGCCAACAACAACTTCACTCACCACCACCTATGCAGGTGAATTAGCTGGTGAAATCGTAGCAAAGGCACTGTTGTCAAATGTGTCCGCACAGTACGTGACAATGAAGCCTAACGTACCTTACAAATCAGTAGTACGTAAAATTGATGACACTGTAACATTTGCCGCCGGCACTTGTGATTTCACGCCAACAGGCACAATCACTTTGACTGAGCGCATTTTGACTTTGGAAGAATTCCAAGTTCAACGCCAAATCTGTAAGAAGGATTTCTTCACAGATTGGTCTACTGCTGACGTAATGAGCGGTCGTGTAAATACTCAAATCCAAGATGCTATTATTGGTCGCTTGGTTGGTGGTATTGCTGCCGCTAACGAAACTATCATGTGGTCAGGAGTTAATGCAACTGCTGGTCAATACGATGGTTTTGAAACTTTGATTAAGGCAGTTGGTTCAGGTGCTGTATCTGCCGGTTCAGGTGCATTGAACTCTACCAACATCATTGCTAACATTTGGGATGTAATCAACACTGCTCCTGCTGCCGTTAAAGGTGCTGCTGAAAAGCCTGCATTGTACATGGGACAGGCTGCGTGGGAAGCTTACATGCAAGCGCAGATTGCTGATGGCAATGGCTGGTACTTAACAGGTGGCCCTGAAGTATCTAAGCGTTTTGTAGGTATGTACGAAATCTACGTATGTCCGGGTATGACTGCTAACAATATCATCTTCGCACAGCCATCAAACTTGATGCTTGGAACATGGCAGGAAAACCAAATGAACGAAGTGTTCATCTTGGATATGCAGCCTCTTGACGGTTCACAGAACGTACGTTACGGCGCACGCTTCTACCTCGGAGCACAGATTGCAGTAGGTGAGGACATCACATACTGGGGAGCATAATTAATAATCAAGGGGGTGTAACAGCCCCCTTATAA